CTTGACCTCGTCGGAGATCACCGAGTGGCTCGCGTTTTATGCCGTGGACCCTTGGGATGGCGAACGGAAGTACGCCCTCCCGGCCGGGATCGTGGCTTGCACGATTGCAAACGCGAACCGTGGGAAAGAAGGCAAGGCATTTCAGCCGAAGGACTTCATGCCGAAGTTCGGTGTGACGCAGGAAGAGAATGACGGGGGACAGTCCGTGGAAGAGCAGATCGCTATTCTGAAAGCCATGACTGGCGGGGGCAGGTAGGTAGATGGCGCTCCGCGACCGCATAGTCGTCAAACTGGGCCTAGACCCCGATCAATTCAATCGTCAACTGAAGACGACTGAGCGCAGGCTGAAGAATACTGCCCGTGGTCTCGAGTCATGGGGACGCAAGGCGAGTATGGTGTCTCTGCCGATTGCCGCTGCGGGGGGCGCCGCAATTAAGGTCGCTACGGACTACGAAGCGTCCTTGACGAAGATCAAAACCCTAGTGGGCATAAACGCGAAACAGGTTGATGACTGGGGCAAGCAGATCCTAGAGAAGTCAGGCGATCTCGGTCGCGGCCCCAATGAACTCGCAGAGGCTCTGTTCTTTGTGACATCCGCCGGCCTGCGATCCGCAGCGGCGCTCGACGTTGTGGAGATGTCCGCGAAGGCATCAGTCGTCGGGTTGGGTAACACAGCAATCGTTGCGAAGTTGGTTGTCTCTGCGATGCAGGCTTATTCAAAGTCTAACCTGACCGCAAAGGATTCAGTCGATGCCCTAATGGCAACCGTTCGATTCGGCAATATCGAGTCCGAAGAGTTGGCCGGGTCGATGGGCCGCGTGATGGGTATCGCCGCAGAAATGGGCGTGTCCATCCAAGAGGCTGGCGCCTTTGTTGCGACTTACACCAGAGTCGGCGTTGATGCCAATATCGCCACGACCGCACTACGCGCCACGCTTTCAATGCTCCTCGGCCCCGGCGACCAGGCAAGGCAAATCCTACAGAGGCTAGGGCTCACAGTCGAGGAGATGCACGCAAGGATACGGGATGACGGACTAGCCAAGACGCTTGTCAATATCGCCAACGCAACCGACATAAACGCAATCGCGCTGGACGAGCTCATACCTAATATCCGAGCGTTGGCGGGTGTATTGGCAGTCGCCAAGTCGCAGGGCGAGGTGTATCTGGACATCGCTGGGAAGATGGCACGGGGTGAGGTGTCTACGCAGGAGGAGTTTGAGAGGACTCGGAAGACGGCGAAGTTCATGTTTTCGTCACTCGTTGCGGAGATAGAGGTTTTTGCGACAAAGGTGGGTTCGCTATTCCTGCCTAGGGTCGTAGCGATTGTGACTGGTCTGATAGAGTGGGCCAAACAGTTGTCTAAGACTTCAGACGAGACCAAAGAATGGATTGTTGCGGTCGGGGCAGGCTTGGCAGTGATGGGGCCATTTGCGTTGGCGTTGGGTGCCGTCATCCACGTTATCACTCCGGTCGTGATAGGGCTAAAGGCCATGACTCTTGGTCTGTTGAGTTTTACAGGGGCGACTGCTCTGGCAACCAAGGCTGTGGTCATATTACGGGCGTCTATGATTGGAACCGCCGCCGCCACAGCCGCCGCATGGGCTAAACCAGTGGCAGTTATTCTTGCGATTGTTGGCGCTGCGGTAATCGTCAGATCAGCGTTTTCCGAGTTGCTTATGCAATCCAATTCGCAAACCGAGGCTATGAGAAAAGACTGGGGGACCGTAGGTAGGGTTTTCTCCTGGCTTAGTATCAAACTCCAACAACTCGGAATCGACGCAGTGATCGCGTCTCTTCATTTCGGCAAGATTGGGATTGCTATTGCGGGTCTTGTGCGTGGACGTAAGTGGGCCGACCACCAAATAAAGAACATCGATCTCGTTATTGCCGGACTGGAAGAGACTAGGCTCGGGTTGATGAAGACCCATGAAGAGTTCTACAAGTTCCAGGCAATGTGGAAAGACGCAAGGGCGACCGCACAAACAGGCAGTTTGATCGACCTTACCCTCAACTACGGAGACGGCGCACCAGAGCGGGACTTGATGGCAAGGGTCGAGGAGTTGCAAGAGCAAGCAGATCAACTGGTCGCCAGTTTTGGTAGCGATCTTGGGCTTGCCGCAGCTTCAGACGGTGGGAAAAAGGCCCTTGAGTCACTAATGAAGGAGTTTCAGTCGATAACAACTGCGACAGAAGATGCCTTTGCCTTCTCCGATCTCGACAAGGAAATCCTACAACTAGAACGAATCGGCGAGAGAGTCGGAGATGCGTTCGACTCGCTATCAAAGACACCGGAAGGACTGATTAAACTTGCCGCAGTATTCAAGAAACTCCCACTAGAAAACTTCCTTAATACTGACGACCTCGCGTCTAGTCGTGCGGAGTTGATCAACTTCTTCCAGAATTATCTCTCGCTTCAGTTCCAGGCAACGGATGCAGCCAATGAGCACGCTGATGCGATCTCCCGTGCGGATAACGCATCAAGCGGAATCCGGTCCATGTTTGAGGGGTCAAAGAAGTCTCTTGAAGATTTCCTTGCGGTGACCGAGGTCGAGAAGTTTGAGAAGAGTATGAGGCGTGCCCGATCCGAGTTTTCCGGGTACGTTAAGGAACTCAACAAGACAGAGGAGGGACGTCAGAAAATAGAGGATCTAAAGGTTTCGCTGGGAAGGGCTGGCATCTCAGCATCTCAGTTGGGCGAAGAGATATTTGCTGCGATGAGTAAGGCGAACCCAGCGATAGTCACTGCAACGTCGATGGTGAGGCAGTTGCAGAGAGACATCGAGGACGCCGCAGCGAAGACGCCCGAGGCAATACTTGATCTCAAGGTTTCGCGTGGCGAATCCGACTTTAGGGATGCATTGGCTGGACTCCAGGGTGGTGGACACACGGAAACCCTAGAAGCACTTCGGAAGTCCATAGGTGCGGTAACGACCGAGACCGAAGACATGGTATCGGCCTACGGAGCCTGGTTGCGACAGATGGAAGCGGACTCAATAAACGTCAAGATCATAGACGATCTACGCGGCAAGTTCTCAGAGCTTGAGAAATCCATTAGTGAATCGCTCGCGACGACTGATGCAGAGAAGTTCGCGAGGCGAGTCAAGGAAAGTGCCGATGAGGTGGAAGTACTTGCCAATAAATTCTCCAAGGTAGACGAGGCAGGGTTCGTTAAGGTTGCGATGGAGATCCTGAAGCTCAAGGGGGAAACAATATCGGCGACGGAAGCAGTCAGATTGCTCGGTGAGGCGATGACCGATGGCATGAATCAGATGCACCCATCGATCCAGTCCGCAATCGGCATGGTAGATGCCATGAAAAATAAACTGGCCGAGGCGAACGCAACCTCTGACCTTGAGAAGTTGGAACTGGCCGTCAACAAGGGCGCTAGCGCATTCCGAAAACTCGTTGATTCCATCACCGACAACAATGCCGGGAGGGACGCTCTCAATGCGTTGAAGGTGTCACTCGGGACCGCCACCACTGATTCGGGCGAACTTGCGGAGGCTTATTCAGCCATGATCCGCAGCATGGAAGAGGACTCAAAAACCTTCAAGATCAACGTCGGCGAGATGCTTGCGGGTTCGATGACCCAGGTATTCACCGGGATCGCACGCGGCACCCGAGAGGCGAAGGACATCCTGAAGGGGTTCCAAGACTTCACGATCAACGTCTTCGGCCAGATGTTCTCTGAGATGCTCAAGTCGAAGTTGGACTTCGATGCGGTGTGGGAAAAGAACTGGCTCGAGGACATCCCTGGTGCGGTCAAATCTGGGATGAAGTCTGTGGGGGAATTCGTTCTACAGACAATGCAACTCGTAGTCAATGCGATAGGTGCCGGATTGGGTCTAGATTGGAACTTTGGTGGTGGGTTAACCGCACCGGCCGGTACAGCGGCTAGGGTTGATGCCAGTGCGGCTGCCGGCGGGCCGACGATGGAACTGGCAACCGGAGGAATAACCACCGGGCCGAGGCTTGCCATGGTCGGCGACAACCCGTCAGGCACCGAGGCGATCATACCCCTGGAGCGATGGAAAGAGGTGATGGGCGGTGCGGGTGGTGGTGGTGGCACGCAAGTCGTCATCCACGCGCCGACTGCGCTGATGAGCCAGAAGCGCAAGCAGGACTCTCAGGGCCGCGAGATGCTGGAGTTCATCTTTGAGGGTGCCAAGGGTGCGGTGGCGCAGGACATCATGCAGGGTGGCGAAGTCTCGCAGGCCATGTCGGCGGCATTCGGCGCCAAACGCGGAGGTGGTCGCTGATGGCCTGGCCCGGAACCCTCCCAGAATATATGCCGATTGAGACGCAGGAGTCGGCCGACGACAACGTCATCAAAACCGAGATGGACATGGGGCCGCGCAAGGTTAGGCGACGGTTCACAGCTCTAGTCCGGTTCCTCGACCCACCGCCGGATCGATACATCTTCACCGAGGCCCAGAAGGATACGTTGCTGACGTTCCACGACACGACGCTGAAGCACGGGTCACTCTCTTTCAATTGGGTGTCGAATGGCCCGACGAAAGAATTCGACGGTGTAACGACGGCGACAAGTTTCCGCTTCGACGGGCGCCCCGAGGTTAAGCTGATCGTGACTGGGTCGAGTAGCGCGAATCGTCTCTACCGAGTTTCGATGCGGCTGGAGATCCTTCCGTAATGCCGAGAACAGTATCGACCACATTCAGGGAAGCGTTCTGGGCAGACGAGACAGACAAGGTCGCCTTGCTTTTGCTTGAACTCAATCATGCGGACCTGGCCTCACCATATCGTTTTGCCCTGAATACAGAGAAGGTCAGGCAAAAGCCTGTTCAGACGACTCTGACCAGCGGGATAGGTAGCCTTTCGACGGGCTGGAGCATCGCGTCTTCAAGTGGGCTCGCAGCGGACGATCCGGTAACGGTCCTGTTGGATAGTGGTGAGTATCACGACACGATAGTCGCAAGCATAGATACAGGGTTTTCTATCGTTGTGGAAACGGCGCCGCCTTCGGACGCGGCGTCTGGCAACGAGGTTTCAAAGTACGTTGACTATCTCCCATTCCCTTTTGAGGTTGAGTTGCCCCAGGATGTTCCTGGGTCTCCGCTACGCGCCAGTCTAAGAATTGACAACATAGATCGCTCTATCGCATCGACGCTACGCGGACTGTCAACGTCTCCGACCGTTGTTTTAACGATTGTACTAGCAGACACGCCAGACGTTATTGAAGTCCAGACACCAGAGTTGATCTGGGAGACTACGAATATCGATGCTC